CAACAATGACTTTACCGTATTCTGGTGGATCTGCCTCTTCACCACCTAAAGCAACGATAGATTGAACGTTAGGATAGATCTGAGGGATGATTGCCTCGTAATCTTTGGTTGTTACTGCTCTACCGAAGCTAGAATAGAATTTAGGGGCAGAATACTTGATACTATCAATCGTTTCTGGGTCAGCACCGCCATCAGGAGGTGTTGTAAGTGTTAAAGTGATACCAGAAGTGATTGGAGCGTTACGTGAGTCCTTTACGGTGCCCGCAAACGAGAAACCACTCAATCCATTAGGCTCTGCTCCTATGGAAGTGGGGTAAGTAACTTCAATTACATCTCCATTGACTAATGCTTCACCTAGTATGCCATCACCAAAGATAATTTCTGGTTTCTTTTGTTCTGACTCCTCTAGGAAAAAGACTTTACTAATATTGCTTACTGCTGTTATGTCTGTTGCTTCAAGATATGCATCAGTGACAGTTCCACGAGTTACTTCAACAGTCATAGACGAAGTATCAGCATTTAAGTTTGCTAGTATGAACCTTTGTCTATCTGATTCTGTTTTTACGAACGTGTCAGTGATGAATATTCCTTCATATGCTAATACACCAGTGAATGTTGCTGTACCATCTAGTGTATTGACAGATACGATTAAATCTTTGGGTATGGAGAAGATAAAGTTCTTTCCACCGTCTCCTGTAAAGGATGCGAACACTCCTCTGTTGATTTGTACTGATTCTGGATATCCTCTACCATTAGCCCCTGTGCCATATATTGTCTGTACGACCACTGTAAACGTCGCACGGGCACTTCTAGCACTTCTTGGGGTATATCCTATCAGTTTAGCTAACTTTACTACGTTTTCTCTTAGAACTGCGGTGTCTAAGTAGTTCTCATTGATTGCTAGGTTAGCATTAATGGAAGAATAGTATGTATTATAGGCAAGTACGTCTAAAAGAGTTGACAGAGAGGATCCTTCAAAGTCATAATCCGAAAATTCTGCTTGTCCCTTTAAATATGCTTTCAGTTGTGCTTTAATCTCGCCAAATTCTAGCGAGTTGACTTGAGTTAGTGCCATTACCTCTTCAGTATAACTTCTAGTGTGTCAATCACATTAGGTAAACCTGTGATTAGGTAATATATCTCAACTCGTAGATCGTTATCTCTTTCATTGAACTCAGTTACCACTCTGTAGCATACTACACGTGGTTCGTATAGATTGATGATATCTTTTATCTGATCTTCAATCAACGCAGAGTCGCCACCTACGTAGTTCTCAAATAATGCTCCTGTTATGTTGCCACCGTAATTCGGCAAGAATGGTTTCTCGTAAAAGTTGTATCGAACAATGTTCTTTACAGCTTCCTTGATAGCATTCTCGTTCTTTAAAGTATTAACGTCATTGGTTACTGGATTTCGTCTAAATGATAGATCAAAATCCTTAAACGCACGACTGGGTAGAGCACCCGAACTTGTCATATAACAATGTATATTGCCTCAATGTTTATTTAGACACGTTTTCAAAGGGTTTTCGTTTCTTTCCTTGTCTATCACTACGAGGATCAGTAATCAAGTATCTACAATACTCATTTCCATGGTCGTAGAAGTGATCTGACATATCTACAGGCACATTTGCGTTTCTTTTTCCGTCTACAATTCTATTTGCCTTGCCCACGATACATTTTCCTTGCTTTGTTTCTTGATGTAGCAGAGTATTTGGAATGTTGTCCTTTACCCTGTCTTGTTTTCTTTGGTTTTGATTCAATACTGTTTCCAGTGTTCCATGTTACTGCCATAATTTATCCTGCGAATACGTTTGGTGATCCTGCTGCGACTGATGTACATGTCGCGTCTCCTACTCTACCACATCCTTTACCGTTTACAAAAACTGTAGTACTCCCAACTGCTATTGCTGCTGAGTGTGGAGGACATGGGTCACCTGGTAGTAGGTGAGTTGTATTGTTATCTCCCTGTCGAGAAATACCAATACCATTAGCAAAGACGTTAGAAGAACACCCTGCTCTGGTCATTCCAGTACAGTGAGTGACATCTGCGTCTCCTTTTCGGGTAACTGCGGGCATTTTACTTCTGTTCTCTTGCTTGTAACATATGTAGGTAGTCTGTAAACCTACTCATTTTGATATGATCGCCAACATCATGTGGTTCTTCGGGACTTTTCGGCATAAATTTGATTACATGGTCAAATTTTTCGGGAATATCGGATATTCTCGTATAATCTATCAATTCTGTGCCCTGACGAATAGTAAATTCGCCTTCGAGGGCTAGAAATTCTGCTTCCATGGTCGTTTTTTCAATTATTTATCGTATCGTTGCGAAGCAACGACGCGATTTTGGGGTTTTCAATACGAAGTATCAGTAATCGCTAGATTATCGTCTTCATCTAGCGTAATTTCTACGTAATTTAACTCCGTATTGTACGTCCACATGAGTTTTTCCCAGATTGGATGGAAATCTTCCTCATCTACACCTCTCATTATACATCTATCTTCCCAATAGAGGTGATAAATCTTAGAGTTTTTCGATAGAGTTGAGTCTTTTGTCATGTTCGAGTACTACGTCTACTAATTTTTCATAATTTTCTTTGTTTGGTCGCTTCATTAGAAGCTCCATGCTATTAAGGCGGGTCTCCAACGCTTCAATTTGTGATTTGAGAGCGTAGAGACAGTCAGATATCTCTTGCTGAGTCATTCTTCTATATCAAAACTCCATTGTATAGACTTAATATAGTCAAAAGTACATGAAATGTCTCGGTCACAGTCAACATCATACTTACGATCACATAAAAATCTCCTCAATTCGTATATTGAAGGAAATTTACCTTGCTTAATGTGATTTTGGTCGTAAAGAATGTACTTCATACCCTCTAGCTAGTTGATCTCCCACTAATTATAACACATATTATCAGCAAGTCAACACAAATTCACAAATTCTTTAGGGTTGCTTAAGGATTTGTCCATGTGAGCATCGTTCCAGTGCCTGATATTACCCGCAATAATGAAACAGTTGGTCACTATGAGTTGAATAAAGATAAAAGTACGTATGATCGCTATAAAATCTGCCTCTCGATCAGACTTTCCAGACTTCTCTCCGAGTGCTTTTGCCCAAATTCTCCACATTAACAGTTCTTATTCATGTCCTCTGCCATGTTTCCACCTATTTCTGCTCCTTGTTCTCCACCAAACATCGCTACCCATCCTGCTGCTACCCAACCAACGAAGGGAATGGTGCTAAGAGTAGGTGCTGCGGCTGCTCCAACGCTAGTTCCGACAAGTCTCCCAGTACCTTCAGCACTACCTACTGCCTTAATACATGCTAAATCCTTGTCTGAGAGTTCGGGATTGCTGTCAGTAAACTCTTGGTAAGGTGCTAACCAACTTCTTTTGTTACTTACTGCTCCACCTTGGTTGGTCTTACCATCCATAAAGTACTCTTCAACTACCTTAGTCTCGTTATTTGCGAGTCCTAAGAACCCTGCCTTCTCTTTAATGTCCTTAGTGATGTATGCTGTCTTCGGATCGTTTGCCTTATAGGATATTTTATAACCATCTTTCGTAACATCTGCTCGGAAAGAACCGTAATCACCCTCTGGGATGTTGACTACTGGTAAACCTTCCTTTTTATTCTGCTGTGAGATCATTCCGATCATAGCAATATGAGAGACTCCTACGAGTACTCCCAATGATAATCCTATCCATTTAATCATTTTCTTCTTTAGTATAAGGAGTAAAGACTATCAACTCGTCTCCGTCCTCAACGTCCTTCATCTCTGGGTGTATATTATAAGATGTTTTAGGTTTTGTGTCAAGTGTCATGAGTACAGATGACATGCTTCGCCACATAAACGCAAAAGATGCTCCTAGCACTGCTGCGAAGCATATGAAATATACGAATATGGTTATGTCATTCATCTGAAGAGTCCTTCCCTGTATAATATCTATAATACTCTATCTCTAAGAGTCTACAGAGTTCCTCAAACTCTTCATCCGTCAGTAGATCTAAGTTCATCTCTCTTCTTGTAATCGAACTCCTTCTTCTCGTAATCGAAGTAAGGATGGGGTTGAGCAGATACTACAGGATCCTTAGTTGCGTTCTTAAGAACGATAAATTTATCCTTAGCAAAAGTTCCTGCTATATTTACTTGGATGTCATCTCCATCCTTCCAGTTTATCTCACCCTTTAGGTTAGTGTGAAGCATTGCCTCCTGTATCTTGTCAATCAGTTCTTGTGTTAGCTTCACTTCTTAAATGCTCCCAGTTTAGTTAATACGTATAGTCCCAGTACAACCCAGAATATAAGTTCAAGTGCGTAGTTAGTCGTCATGTTCCTCCCATTGGTCTGTGAGACCCTTGTTAGCGAAGAATGCTCGATACACTCCATACCCTGAGAGGGCGACCAATATGACAAGTATACTTATTCCAAACGTTTGATCTGGGTCAGCATTATAATGAGGAATCAAAGCGTTACACTTACTCCAAGTACCTGGTAGTGTATACACAGGGGGGCATGATAAAAAGATCATAGGGGGTTTTACCTCAGAAAAAATTTTTAAATATTTTTGAAACGCACGTACCCACTTTTGTAGGTTAGAGCGTTGGGACTCTTTTATAACGGGGCACCCGCCCCCGAAGGGACGGGGACTGGTCTACTGCCAGTCTGCTATGTGTGTCTTCTCAATGCCAAAGAGAGGACGCATATAGTTCTTAAAGTCTTCTAGTTTAAATCTAGCAGCGTCTCTTAAGAACTGCTCACCACACATAGCAATATCACCTGTGTCAGTATACTCTGCTACTACTTCATCATAGCAACACTGTAGCATAGACTGATCTGTGAGATCATAGTCTGAGAGGGACACATAATTAAAGAATGACATAATCAATGAATGAATGTTTATAATACTATTATACACATATATTATATGCTATGTGTGTATATATGGGACACTTAATATATTGACACATATAATATATCATCACATATATTATATGCTAGCATATATCAGTATGCTATATAACACCCCTTATATAGAGGGGGGGTTATAGTCCCACGGGGCAGGGTCGCATATCTTCTCAATGAGAGAATCGAATGCGTCTTGATTTTCATCATCTACCCAACCATTCTCTATAAAGAATCGTGCCATAGTGACTAGCACTGATTCTTCGTCCTCATTCATGATTAATTCTCTTGTCCACTGTGTGTTGTCTGTGGTCATGATCTATGCTCCATATAAGGGGGGGTTATGAGACGGGGGGGTTAGTTGATTGCTTTCCACTTGATGTCTGCCTTGGTGCCGACCTTGAAAATACAGACTTGTTCCATGTTGTCTGTCGCCATGTCTAAAGCAATGTCTTCAGCGGTTTGGAAATCGTGTGTCATTTCAGCACCGATTAAAACTTGATTGCCCCAGTGTGAAGGTTGAATTGCCCAAGTAGTCATAGTTTCCTCTGTTTGTATACTACTATTATACACGTCCCCATAACCAAATAGGGACTTGATTGTGACAGTAATTACACTGTCACAAAGCAGCTGGATTTGTTGTGCGTAATGCTTTATCATTAATGGTCGCACCCGTGATCTTGATAACAATCTTCGTTCCAGTGTTCGCCCTTACTCAGGACACCTAAACGTGTCATTATCTGGTCATAGACTTCCATACCACTGCGGGACAATCGCCCGCATGTATACTCCCAACCTAGGTCTGCGATGTCATCATAGAAATCCTTTTCTAGGTATAGCGTCCCCGCATACTTAGTTGTTTTCATGTCACTGACCTCCTAAACTCTAGACATATCTCTTTGAAATAGTCCATGTCCTCTGCTGACACATAGTCTGCTCCGTCCTCTCCAAAATAAGAGAATGTTTCATTCACTCTCTTAATAAAGGTAAGCAATGCGATTTCGTTTGGTGTGTACATGATTAGTGCCTGTCTGAGATGTACCATACCCCATAAGCATTTAATCTTTGGGGTTCAAAGTTTCTCTTCGCCATTGCGTCGAGTGTTGCCTTAACAACTGGATTGTCCATTGCTGTTTGGTTAGCAAGTACCTTTCCGTCGTAGATAGGTCTTAATTGAGAGTCAAACATAGTTTTCTTGTTTGTTACTCTTCTATTATACAAGGGATTACACATGCTGTATGGTCTAAGTGGACAGTTTATCAACTGGTCTATCGCCAGTTGCTTTGAAGTCTGACTTGGTGTAGGATTTAATATCCTCTACCACTTCGTCGAATGAGTCGTCCCAATAGTTGCGAGCTTCCTCTAGGAACTCATGTTCACCTAGTTTGTCAAAGTATGTGAATAGGTCATTCATCACATACTCTTCTAGGTCTTTGGTGGACATGTTGTCCACCATTCTCTCTGTTAAGAACTCTTTGAGTTCTAGTAATACTGCTCTATCCATTTATAGATACCCTGCTACTTCACATCCTGGTTCGTCATAGAACCACGATACAGACAAGTCGTCGAACTGTTCTCGGATTGCGTAGCATATTTCCTCTGGTGGAGACCATGCTGTGTCGAATGTGACTTGGAATCCGTGTGGCATGTCTGAGTCGTCTATATCCACACAATAACAATCCCACTTCGTTCCCCAGTTATGGACTCGCCAGTTGTACCATCTGTCGTCGTTTATGTCAGTGCTAGGGAAATATAAACCCCTACCAAATCCCTTATCCTTATATACTGGCAACTCGCCTACTTCACCTCTAGGGTTAGAGAATGAATATTCTTTGACATCAGACTCAGCAAGTGGCACTTCTGCCCAGTTTGGTTCGGGAATGAAGTGACCAAACACAGTCTCGACTGGTTCTTTAAGTTCATCTGCTAATGCTTTATTAAAGATAGCATGTAGTTTG